CTCATTTCTTACAACCGGCTCTGCAGAATATTCAGGTACAATAATTATTCCAACACTATCCCCAAATTCTGCATTAACCTTATTTAATAATTTTAAACCCGTTACGCTTTCTTCATTTACTTCACCAACAATATCAGATGTTGTAACAAGCGTTGTATCGGCATAAGTATATGACAAAGATAAAGATTCAGCAGTTTTAAAATCTTCTGATAAAAGTTCTATTATACATTCAGTTAAACTTTCCGCAACAAGAAAATCTTCACCTTGAATACCCTCAACTTGTCCATTCATAAGAACAATATCATTTATTCCTATTTTATTTATATTTATTTTATTTCCGACAGGTGTAACAGTTTGATTACTTACCGAAGTTTTGTGTTTATTTTCATCAAACACATTAACCATATAAATTGTTGCACCACCTGATTCATCAAGTATTGTTTTTAGAGCATCAGGCAAAGTAAAGCCGTCTATATCTCGTCCTGCATATCTTATAATGTCATTATAATTTCTTATTGGACATAATTTGTTTAAAGTTTTATATTCATTATCCAACATGAAAGTCGGAGCAGTACCTACAATACCGATAATAGATTTATTTACATCGGCTACAGTAGAACTTACTTTTTGTTCTTTTGTTTCGACACCGTTTAAAAAATCAGTTGCCACGTTTATTCTCCTTTTTATTTTATTTCTTTAAATATTGGTAATTTTATTTTTACCGTTATATTCCACCACAAATCATTACAGTATTCTTCTTCAAATTTACACTCTGAAAGATATGTATATCTGCTATTTATTTTTATTCCGTCTACAATAAGTTTTAATTCTTCTAAATCAGAATAACAATCTGACATCTCATTACAACTTTTAAAACCTGCTTTTATCGTATATGTGTATAACCCCTCTTGGTATATATCACCTATCGTTTTTTGCTCGGAATATTGAACACCCTTGTAGCATATAAGCATACAACCTGTAGAATTTGTAAAATTATATTTTTTAAAATCCGAATGATAAACTCTTATATCAAATTTAGGAAATTTAGTTTTTAATATTTCACAAATACTTTGTTCTATTCTTTCTATCACAGGAATGTCCTCATCACACTATCATTAAAAATTCTGTCTTGAGTTGTTTTATTGGATAAATATGTACTGCTTAAAGATAAATTACCTGCATTTGATGTTCCCGAAACATCCAAAACAATTTGACCGTCCTTAAGTAATTTCAGGTTATCAATTGCATATTCACAATTGCGTTGAATTTGTTCAGGAATTTTATTTGAACGTCTTGAATATAAACGATATGCCGTAATATCTGCTGCTATTTTACTTATAATTTTAGGAACATATTTTAACGGTAATAGGTATCGCTTTCTTATGTATGAATTAATTAATTCATCAGCAAATTCAGAACAATCTTCAATTATATCTTCATTAATTGTATCTGATGGTGTTGTATCATTCGTCAAATTTATCAAATCTTTTTGAGGTATTATTGATTTTATTTCATCTAAATTACAGTACATAAATATTCCCCTGTAAGACTAAATAACATTTTTAAGCAAATATCCGCAGTCAGGACAAGTTATAACATCTGTTATTTTTTCAGAAATTTTTACATAATTAACACCATCAGTTCCTGGAATACCGTTAAATGCCGTAAATACTTGTCTTTTACCTTTTTCTGCAGTTAAGCCAAATGTCATATCTTTATCTAATTTTGCTTTAGGATTGATATATGCAAGAATTATGTTATTACCCCAAAGATTTGCATAACTAGGAGTCTGTCCTCTTTTCTTTGTATTTGCAACTCCCATACCTACAAATACATTTTCTATTTGTAATACATCCTTGAGTTCTTCACCTAATAAAAGACCATGTGAATTTAGATTTTTATGAAAAGCCGATACTAAACTTTGATTACGTCTTACATAAGAATATACCGCTCTGGACATAATAATTGTATTTGGTTCAAACCAACATTTTAATCTTGTATCTTCAATCATACTTAACAAATCAACGGATGTATCCGTTAATTTTTCATCATTAGTTAATGTTTTAGAATTACCATTATAAACAGTTTCATCAGCAAGCAAATCAGCAAGTCGTTTTTCTCTGCAAGCCAAGAAAACATTTGTAAGCATCTCAACAGAATCACCCTGTAAGTCTTCAAGATTTTCTTTACCATCTGAAATTTTTGACTGAGGTATTTCATCCATTAATGCATCACCTCTAACAGTTGCATATTTATTTTCACTTGCAAAGTCTACAGAATTTGGCATTCCTGAATCACCTACCAAAGTTTCAGGAAGCTGTAAATTTAAATCCTTTTTGTATTGTTTATAACTAAATGTTGATGTACCAACAGGCACTCTGTGAAAAATTTTATCCGCAATAAAATCTTTATTAGCGTACGCAAGCGTAATTCCTGTTAATTCTTCACTAACCTCAAACTCTATTCCCATTATTCAAATCCTTTCTTTTAGCATGTATTTTATTTGTTGTTTATTGTTTATTGTTTGTTGTTTGTTACTTTAAAATAACCTGCGGATCAACGACACAAGTTAATAATGCACTTTCTCCCGCAATATCAATAGGATAACCTATCGTATAAAAAACACTATCTGTCGGAACAGCTTGTAATTCATCAGATTGTAAATCCATTTGAACAGCATAACCATATTGATTTGCAACTAAAGGCATAGAACCGTCTACTGCATTTTGACAGTTTACAAATGTTTCGCCAAACATAACAACGTCAACCGGCTTTCCTTCAATCATTTTACCCTTTGTAACACCAACTATTCGGTCTGTTACATCACTAACCAATTTGACATGATGCTCTCCGTTACCCTGAGTAACAGGAATGTTTTCTATATCTGTTGTTACATCAGATATAAATGTTTTAACTAATTTTTTTTCCATTTTAAATTCCTTTCCTTTAAGATTTATTTTTATATACCTTTAATGCCTGAGTTTCAGTTAAAGTAACACCGTTTTCCGCATATTCGGAAATTGTATCCTTTATCACCTTTGAAAAATCCTCTCCCGTCAACGGCTCTTGTTTACAGTGTGTTTTACTCACATTTTCAGGACTTGCAATTTCTGAAAATTCTACTTGGTGTAAAGAGTTAATAAAATTTTTAAAATTCTCCAATAATTTGTTACTTTCTTCAAATTCACTGTACCTGCTGCATGATTCAAGAATGGATGATACAGTTTCCTTTTGAGAGGGTAAAATATTTCCTGATTTTATATATTCCTTAGTTAAATTTTCTACTTTTTGTTTTTTTATTTCTTTTTCATTATTTAATAACTGTTCTCTCAACTTTTTTATTTCTTCATCTTTTTCTTTAAGCTTTTCACTAAATTCAATATTTTTATTTTCATCAAATATATAATTTTCTAAAGTATCAAATTCAAAAATATTATTATTTTCAGCTTCCGCAAAAGTAAATTGCTCCATACCTTTTATAGCGGGAGCTGCTGCTCCTAAAAATGCAACATGTTTCAATTGCATTTTATCTAAATCTATACACACCGAACGAGTTTTAAATAAGCCGGAATTAACTGCTTTTTTAAAATCTTCCTGAACTTGTTTAAAATCACAATAAAGACTGTGTCCTATTCTTTGTAAAGAATTTACCCACCCGTAAGCAGGTGCTGTTTGTTTAGGATGTCCTATACATATAGGTACATCAGGATTTTGTGTTTTAAAGTTTTGGCAAATATTATCCAAATCTTCATCTGAATAGTTTCTTTCATATCCGTTTGAATCTTTTTGGATACCGCCTTTAAAAATTTCACATAATTTCATTTGCTG